ACGGAATAACGGTTAACTTATCGTTTGTAACAATTCGCCTGGGCTGGGTGACATATATCGCGCTGTCCTAGTGGCCACGGACGCGCAAGGGATCGTCACGGATCCCTACGGGCATTGATGGGTGTCGGTAGGGGGCTGTGACAAGGCCAAGAGAGGAGCGCATCGATGTTAATCAGCGAATTCCAAGAGGCGTTCAATCGCCATGCGGAGGAGACTAATCAGGAGTTTCGGATTACACGCATAGATACGCCAGAGGATAATGCTGACGGGAGCCCTGGCACCGCCTGCACCTTCACCGCTGCGGATTATCTGTCGGGGATAATACATGTCAATGCGGGAGAGATCGAGAGCGTTCAAACGGTAACAAAGCCGGGTAGGGCTGTAGACGGGGCCAAGTCCGTGCTGTTTAACGCCGTGCTTATAGACGTCATGACAGGCTGGGGCGTGAAGAGGCGCAACAAGCTATTGCATAAGCTTGGATATATCAATGGCAGCTGTGCCAAGGGCAGCACGGTCACCGAGGGTGGGTACCGCTTCAAGGCTGGCCCTGCGCTGGGGATAATCATGTTCTCGCTGCGAGTACTACCCTAGCCCCTAGCCCACCGCCCCACGCCCTTCCCCTTTGTCAGGCGAGGGAGAGGACAATGCGCACAAAAGTATCACGATAGTCGAGGCGCCGATCAGACGTCTGGGCGGAGGGGTTGATAAGAGCTGACCGTCAAGCTGTTCGACGATTAGTTTGATTACGATTGAGAGAGACGGAGAATGATCCGAACCTGATGCGGCGTCAATGATAAATATTTTTCGATTCTGCACCAGCGGACTGTTGGTGCGGGATCGTTTTTTATTACACAAAAGCGTGGGGGCATCACAGGAGATAGCGGCATGGCTAGAGACTTCGCAGCACCCTTCTACAATTCAACAGCGTGGCGCAAGTGTCGCAGGGCCTTTATAAAAATCAGGGAAGCGTTAGACGGTGGGATGTGTCAGATCTGCGGGAGACAACTGGGTTACATCGTCCATCACACCGTATGGCTAACCCCGGACAATATCAACGATCCGGATATTACGCTTAATCACGAGCTGCTGATGTATGTGTGTCTGGATTGTCACAACAAAATTGAGCAGGAGGGAGCGGAACCGGATTACTGCTTCGATGACGACGGGCAGCTCGTCCCGATTGACGGTCGATAGGCCCCCCTAAAATTTTTGGATTGAGGGCTGGAGCGACACCGCCCGCCTCCCTCTGTGCAATATATGGGGCTCACGCATGGCCCCCCCTCCCTGAAAACCAGTGGCGAGAAGGTGAAGAAATGGCAGACGAAAAATTGAAGTCGGCGGCCCCGAAAAGGAAAAAGGGTTCTGCGGCGAAAAAGCGGGTTGAGCCGACTAAAGAGGATCGGATCAACGCAGAGCGTGAGCGGCTGACCGATATATATAAAACGATTGAGGAGAAGCGGCGGCTGACGGTTCGTGGGTTGATCGAGCGGGCGGCGTATATGCTGGTCACCTTGCAGGATCTTGAAAAGGATCTGGACGAAAAGGGAATTTGGGAGATGTTCAGGCAGGGCGACCAGGAGCCCTATGAGCGCAAACGCCCGGCGGCGGACTTTTACAATCAGATCAATAACAGTTATCAGAAAATTATTAAGCAGCTCAGCGATCTGCTCCCGAAAGAGGAGCCGAAAGCGAAAGAGGAAGGGGACGGATTTGATGAATTCGTCGTGAATAGAGAGTGAAGCGGTATCCGTTAGACTACAACCCGATTTTGGAATACTGGAAGGCTATTGGGTGCGGCGAAGAGATTGTCGGCGTAAAAATCCGCAAGACCTATGCGAAGATCGTCAGGGATTTGAGTGACGCTGGCAGTGAGTGGTACTATTCACCGGCGCGGGCCAACCACGTTCTGGAGTTTGCGGAAAACTACTGCCATTTGATACAGGGCAGCAGCGGGCTGATCGCGCTGGAGCTTTGGGAAAAGGCGATGCTGGCGGCCATATTTGGCTTTGTCAATATTGAGGGGATCCGCAAGTACACGGAGGCGGTCTTGATTATCGGCAAGAAGAATGGCAAGAGCTTACTGGCCTCCATCGTCGGTCTGTATTTACAGTTGGCCGATGGGGAACCGGGGCCGGAAATTTACGCCGTCGCCACGAAAAAGGATCAGGCACGCAAAATCTGGCTCGTGGGAAAGCAGATGCTGAAGAAGTCGCCGGCGCTGCGCAAACGCGCAAAGCCCCAGTCGCACGAGATCAACAGCGACGACTACAACAACGGCTTTTTCAAGCCCCTGGCGTCCGACGTTGACACGCTGGACGGATTGAACGTCCACGGCGTTTTGATGGACGAAATTCACCAGTGGAAAAACGGGAAAGCGCTCTATGACATTATGGCCGACGGCATTACCGCCAGGGATCAGCCGCTTATTTTCATCACCTCCACAGCCGGGACCATCCGTGATGACTTCTACGACCAAAAATACGAAGAGGGCGAACGGCTTGTAAACGGCTATGACGACCCTGGCGGCTATCACGACGACCGCACAGTCTTTTTTATCTACGAAATAGACAAGCGGGCCGAGTGGATGGATCCGGCTTGCTGGAAAAAGGCCAATCCCGGACTGGGAACCATCAAAAATCTGCGGGCGCTTGAGGAGAAGGTCGAAAAGGCCAAGCAGAGGCCGGCGCTTGTCAAGAATCTCATTTGCAAAGAATTCAACATCCCCGAAACCTCCGAGGAGTCGTGGCTGACGTTTGAGCAGCTGAACAACACGGAGACATTCCGGGTCGCCGAGCTGAAGCCGCGGTACGGTATCGGCGGCGTCGACCTGTCCGCGACGACGGATCTGACGGCGGCGGTCGTTATGTTCCAGGTCAGAGGGGACAGCAAGGTCTATGCCCTGTCTATGTTTTGGATCCCCGAAAGCAAGGTGGAGGAAAAAATCACCCAGGAGGACGCACGATATGGACAGTGGATAGAGCAGGATTTTGTGAGAGTCTGCCCCGGGAACAGAATCACGTACAGCTCGGTGACGGACTGGTTTCTGGAAGTGCAGAACGACCTCGATATATACATCCCCTGGGTGGGATACGACCGGGCGTTTTCCGGAGATTGGGCCGAGGGCATGAGAAATGAGTTCGGCCCCGAGAGCATGGTGCCGGTTGCGCAGGGCGCGATGAGCCTGTCAATCCCGATGAAGACGCTGGGTGCGGATCTTGAGGCCAAAAAGGTGAACTACAATAACAACCCGGTGCTCAAGTGGTGCATGACGAACGTCTCTTACATCGAGGACAACAACGCGAACATCAAACCCGCAAAGCCCAGGTTTAAAAGCACCAAGCGGATTGACGGCTTTGCCGCCCTGCTGGACGCGTATTACGTCTGGCTGGAGAACAACGCCGAATACCACGGCATGATTTAGGAGGTGAGTAATATCGGATTTTTTGACAGGTTCAGGAACCGGGGCAGGAAGCCGGGATCCCTGCGGCTGGACATGGTCGTGGAGCAGGGGAACGGCTTTTACGCTTGGAACGGGAAGCTGTTCCGGTCGGATATTGTGCTGTCCGCCGTGCGGCCAAAGGTCAAGGCCGTTGGGAAGCTGGTGGGCAAGCAGCTGCGAAAGACGCCGACGAAGGACGGCAACAAGCTGGAGACAGACCCGGATCCCCGCATAAAGCTTCTCCTGGAGGAGCCGAACCCGTATATGACCGGACAGGACTTGCAGGAAAAACTGGCGATGCAATTGTGTCTGAACAACAACGCATTCGCACTGATCATACGGGATTCCGGCAGGCTCCCGGCGGAAGTGTTCCCGCTGCCCTGCAATTCGGTTGACGTCGTGTACAACAAGCAGGGTGACTTGTCTCTGCGGTTTTACTTTCCGAGCGGGAAAAACTATGTGTTTCCCTATACGGACATCATCCATTTGAGGCAGGACTTTTACGAAAATGATATTTTCGGGTCCAGCCTGGGGCCGACGCTGGCGCCGCTGATGGACGTTGTGACGACCACCGACCGGGGGATCGTCCGGGCCATCCGGAACTCGTCCGTGATCCGCTGGCTGCTCAAGTATTCGACCTCGCAAAGGCCGGAAGATTTGACGGAGAGGGCGAAGGAGTTTTCGAAAAGCTACTTGCAGGTCACGGAGGACGAGAATTCCGTTGGCGTCGCCGCCATTGACCCGAAGACGGACGCGATACAGGTGAAGCCGGAGGACTACGTGCCGAACGCCGCGCAGATGGACAGAACCCGGATCCGGATACTGTCCCTATTTAACACCAATGAGAAGATCATCCAGTCCGACTATGACGAGGACGAGTACAACGCCTATTATGAGGCCGAGATCGTCCCGGTCATCAGAAAATTGCAGAGTGAATATACACGAAAAATCTTCTCATGGCGTGACCGCGGGGCGGGCAATTCGATTGTGTTTGATTCGGCGATATTTGCAACGGCCAGCATGTCGACGAAGCTCAGCCTCACGAACCTTGTTGACCGCGGAATCATTACACCGAACGAACACAGGGCGATTCTCAATCTCGCGCCCATACCCGGCGGGGACGTGCCGGTCAGGAGGCTCGACACCGTACCCGTTACCGGGAACGGCGAAGCGGGAAGCGGGGAAACCGGGGAAGGCGAGGCCGCGAAAGGGGGTGATGATACGTGAAGGTAGACATCAAGGGCGACATCATCCCCAACGACTACAAGCGGGTATATAACTGG